TTATATCAATCATAAAATTGATATGGGTTACGTTCCAATTATCGAATATGTTTTTTATAAGTAAAACACGGATAAAATCATAATTTCATTGTATGGCTCAGAGGATGGTGTTTGCTGTCCTCTTTTTATTTAGAATAGAAAGGGAGTGAATCATTTGCCGAAGAGAAGCCTTCAAAGGCGGAACACAACACAGAAAGACGCAGTTTCGAAAATACATTGTGGAACATGTGGAAAAGAAAAGTCAACAAAAGAGTTTTATCGAATATTTGATGATAGCAAAAAAATTCAACGTTTCTTCATGTGTAAAGAATGCATGAAAGCGCAATGTTCTATTGATGGGAAAGCAAACAAAGAGGCTTTTAAAAACATTCTTAGGCAAATGGATCGTCCATATATTACAAGCATGATCGATGAAGTGTTTTCAAAAGAAACAGATCCCATAGGTGTGTACTTTTCATACTTGGCGTTGCCTACATACGTAGATAATACATGGGAAGACAGTATTATTTATTCGGAAGATTTTTCAAAGGGACAAGAAGAAAAGTTTACGGTGACAGATAGGGTTATTGAATTTTTTGGAGCAGGATATTCAGAAGAAGAATATGCGGCGATGGAAAAGAAATATAATTTTTTGAAAAATAATTATCCCGGCAAAACGAACATGCATGTTGAAGCACTGTTAAATTATGTAAGGCCACAGGTTAAATGTGAATTAGCCACCGCAAAAGGCAACGTGGGGGAGGCAAAAACATGGGCGGCAATTGCGAAGGATGCGGCGGTTGCGGCAAAAATAAATCCTTCTCAACTTTCTGCGGCAGACTTGCAAGGTGGGCTTAATAATTTTTCAAGGCTTGTTCAAGCAGTTGAGGCTCAAAAAGACATAATTAAAATTATGCCACGGTTCAAATATATGCCACAAGACGCTCCAGATTTTATAATCTGGTGTTTTGTAAACTATGTTAGAGACTTGAAAGGGCTTCCTCCTGCAACGTATGGGGAAGTTTATCAATTCTATGATAAGAAAAAGGAAGAATATATTGAACAATATGGCGATCCTTTTGGAATTTTTGATGGCGATTTAGATGTAAGGAATCGTTCTGCAATTGAAAAGTTTGTTTTGGATTATGGTCTTAAAGTAAAAGAAGATAGAGAAGCCGAAGCAAGAGAAGAAAAAGAAGACGTGTTTGGTGGTGAGTAAATGGCAAGTTATGGTAAATTCCAATCTAAAATTGCCAAACACGGTTCTGATACAAGAGTAGCGACAGATCCAGAATTGACACAACAAGTGGATACGTTCGGAGCAAAAGACGGAGATTTCATTTTAGATAATATTGAAACTTTAGCAGAGTTAATTTCTTACTGGCGTTGGTACCCAGATTTATTTCTTGACATGCTGACACCAGAAACAGGTGGGATAAAATTACATACGGACCAACGAGTATATTTGAGAACAATTTCTAGGTTTTATTCTACTTATGGTATCCTTCCCCGTGGATGGGGAAAGTGCGTAACTGGGGATTCTTTGATTTTTACAGATCAGGGAATTAAAGAAATGGGAGAATTTTTTGATTATGATCAAGACGGAAAAGAAAAGTGGAAAGAATTAAGGGTTAATGTTCTTAACAGATATGGAAATTTTGAATATTCTTCAATGGGATTATATAATGGTAAGCAAAAAACAAAGAGAATTAAAACCAATGAAGGGTATGAACTTGAAGGAACCCTGAATCACCCTATTCTCGTAATGGGCGAAGACGGCGACGTTAATTTCAAAAGACTAGAAGATATATCTGTCGGAGAATTTGTTGCTATTAGTAGAAACAATTCGGCATGGGGAAATAATACGTCTCTTATTTCTGATTTGTCCGCATGGACAAATTCAATTTCTAAGCAAAAATCTTCTCATCTTAATATCCGAGAATTACCGAATATTCTCGATAAAGACATTGCTTTAATTTTTGGGTATTTAATTGGCGACGGATGTTTGACAAAGGAAGATCGGGTTGGGTTTACAAGCAAAGATCCAGAAATTCTTGAGAACATTTTTAGAATTTTTTCAGATAAGTTTAACGTTTCTTGGAAAAAAGTAAAAGCAAATGACATCGACTTTTATTTTAATGATGTTTATCTACGCAAGTATTTGTCAGTTAACGGATTAAAAGAAACGGATGCTTTTGGCAAAGAAATTCCAAAATGCATAATGGAATCCACCGAAGAAAATATGGCTTATTTTCTTCGCGGCTTGTTTGATACCGATGGCACTGCGGAAAAACACAAAATATCGTTGTGCACTGTATCAAAAAAAATGGCAAAACAAGTTCAAGTTGCTCTGCTTAATTTTGGCATTATTTCTTCTCTTGCATATAGAACTTCAAAAAATGGATTTTTTCATTATTTGATTCAAATTTATGGCGAGAACATTTCTTTATTTAATAAAAAAATAGGATTTGGATGCACATATAAAAAAGAGAGGGCAGAGGCAACTGAAAAAATAGTAAGAAATACTAACAAGAACATTATCCCAAATCAGAAAAATAATGTTATAAATATGTATCATGAAATTAAAAAATATAATACATATTTGAATGATAAGATATATCATGTGATTTCAGGAAATAATGAGTTAACATACAATAAATTACATGATATTTTAGATCTAAACAATATAAAAGAGTCTAGTGAATATTTTCATTTTTCTGACTTGGAAAAACAGAATTATTTTTTTAGCAAGATTGTAGAGATTCAAGATGGGGAAAATCACGTATATGACTTTTCAATTCCAGAAACACACAGTTTTGTGTCAAATGGATTTGTAAGCCATAATACGCATGGAGAGGTTTTAATTTCTGTTGTTTTGTGTATTTTGTATCCCGGCATTAATATTGCCATGACTGCCCAAACAAAAGAAAACGCCGCTAGTATTTTGAGTAGTAAAATAAAAACAGAAATATTGAAACAGTTCCCTCTTATAGAGAACGAGATTGTAAAGAAGAGTTTTTCTAAAAGTGAAGCAGAAATCATTTTTGCCAACGGAAGTTCCTTGGACATTTTAGCAAACGCACAGACATCAAAAGGACAGCGTAGAACAAGAATAAATGTTGAAGAATCTGCATTGCTAAACAAAGAGTTATTTGAAGACGCATTACAACCGATTGTTGAAATTGCAAGGTATACATGTGGTCAATTAAGCGTGGTTGATCCAGAAGAAATGAATCAACAAATAAACTTTTTTACAACAGCAGGATGGAGAGGAAGCGATGAATTTGAACGCAACCTTACATATGTTGATTTAATGGCAGAATGTAACGGAGAATTTGTAATTGGTTCAGATTGGCACTTGGCATGTTGGTACGGACGAGGTTCTACAAAGCCGCAGATAATGAAAAAGAAATCTCAAATGTCGCCGGTTGCGTTTGATCAGAACTATGGATCAAAATGGACTGGTAATATTTCTGGATGTTTAGTTGATATTAAAAAACTTTTAGCGACAAGAACTCTTGAAAACTATGAAGCAGAAGCAGAAAAGGGATATGATTATGTAATTTCTGTTGACGTTGCGCGTTCTGAAAAAACATCAAACAACCAATCTTCTATTGCCGTTCTTAAAATTATAAGAAGCAATAGCAGAATTGTAAATGTTGATTTGGTTAATTTGAGTACAATGTCTAATGCTTTGAATTTTACAAAACAAGCAATTGAAGTTAAAAGAATGTGGCATAAATTCAATAATCATGGGCGAGTGACGGCGATTTGCGTTGACGCGAACGGTTTGGGACGAGGGCTTCTTGAAGAACTTATGAAGGAACATATAGATCCTATAACTCGACTTTTATACCCGTGTTTTAACACAATAAACACAGAAGATACTCCAGAAACAACGAACAGCATTAAGATAATGTATGCAATTGTTGCTCAATCTATTCAATCAGATATATTGACAACTTTTATTGACATGGTCGATAGTGGGAGGCTTAGACTTCTTATCAAGAAAGATAATTCCGATTATGATATAAAAACAGACATCGAAGAGCAAGTTGTTTACATAAATACTGATTTTTTGATTGAAGAAATTGCGAACTTAAAATTGAAACTTGGTAATGGTACTGGTAAACTTGCAATTGAACAAATTGTTAGAAGAATTGATAAAGATCGTTTCAGTGCATTAATTTATGGGCTTTGGTACATCAAATCATTTGAATCCGTCGTAAAAACCAACGATTTTGACTGGAAAGAATATATGTTCTTTTAAGGAGGTGAAGAGGATTGAGCGAAGAAACGAAAGCCAGACCGGTACTTGAAGATTTCTGTATACCAAAAGAAAACTATGCGAGAAGTGCAGTGTTTCCTTTGTGGACTTCATCTTCACGGACTTCCAGTTATTATACAAATGAACAGATCGGGAATTTGCTAAAAGACCCTCTGTTAAGTTATAGAAAACTGCGAGACGTTTCAAACTGGTTGTATGTAAATAGTCCAGCATACGTGAATATTGTTGATTATTTTTCGCATTTGCTGTCTTTTGATTATTTAATTTATCCCGCAGAAGTTCAAAAGAATAAAAGCACTGTAAAGACAAGGTTTCAAGAAGCCGCAAAAATGATTCGCGATTCTTCTGTTAAAGAGATTTATCCAGAGATGTTGAAACGAACATTTGTAAACGGTTCAACATATTGGTACGATTTGGGAGATAAAACGAATACAATTTATGTGGAAATAGATAGCAGAATTTGCCAACTTGCAATGGTTGATGATGACAACATTTGGCGGTTTTATATTGATTTGGCTTACATTAAACAAGACACATATTATGAAATGCCAGAAGAAATTCGCAATGCATATGATACATGGATTGAAGGCGGGAAAAGAAAAGATAAAGAAAAGAGAGTGATTGAAGGAACCGAAATTGAAATCCAATCAAATCTTTATCTGGTGGGAAAACGTGGGTTTACATTAACGTCACATTTGGAAAAAGTAAAAAATGATTATCCTTTGTTAACTCCAATGTTTAAAGACTTTAATTCAATGGATGATAATAAGGGATATTTGAACGATACATTAAAAGCAGAAGCGATTAAAATTGTTCACTTAAAAATTCCAACTGATGAAGAAGGATTTCCGCTTCTTCCAAAAGAGGTTATACAGGCGTACCACGATTCTGCAAAAGAGCATTTGCCTCCAAATGTAACAGTTGTTACAACGCCATTCGAAATTGATGGTGTGGCGTTAGATAAATCACAATCTAACCAAACCAACCTTGTCGAACATTCCCAAACGGTAATTTCCAACGACAGTGGCATTTCGACAACTGTCTTTTCCACGGAAACGACAAATGGACTTTCCTACTCAACG